GTTTGTCTGTCTGCCGAAGAAGAACTCGAAATCCACCATCGCGGCCGGCATCATGATGACGGCGTTGATCCTAAACTGGCGGACGTCGGCGGAGTTCACGATCCTGGCGCCGACATTGGAGGTTGCCAACAACAGCTTCGCGCCCAGCCGGGACATGGTCAAGCACGAGGAGGAACTGGACGACCTGCTGCAGGTTCAGACGCACATTCGAACCATCACGCACCGCACGATGGGTGCGACGCTGAAGGTCTCGGCAGCGGACTCCAACACGGTCGGCGGCAAGAAGTCCGTCGGCACACTGGTTGACGAGCTGTGGCTATTCGGCATGCAAGCGGATGCTGAGAATATGCTGCGCGAAGCGATCGGCGGCTTGGCATCGAGGCCAGAGGGGTTTGTCATTTATGTGACTACCCAGTCGGACGAGCCGCCTGCCGGCGTGTTCCGCCAGAAGTTACAGTACGCCCGCGACGTCCGTGACGGCAAAATTCACGACCCGCGGTTAGTGCCGATCATCTACGAGTTTCCGCCAGCGATGATCGCGAATAGGGAGCACCTCAAGCCTGAAAATTTCCACATCGTGAATCCCAACCTGGGGTACTCGGTGGATAACGAGTTCCTTGAGCGTGAGCTGCAAAAGGCCATCGCCGGCGGCGAGGAGTCGTTGCGAGGCTTCTTGGCGAAGCACCTGAACGTCGAAATCGGCATGAACCTGCGGTCCGACCGATGGGCTGGGGCCGACTTCTGGGAGCGCCGCGCCGACCGCACAATCACCCTCGATTCCTTATTGCAGCGCTGCGATGTCGCAGTTGTCGGCATCGACGGCGGTGGCCTGGATGACTTGCTCGGCCTGGCCGTGATCGGCCGGTGCCGCGAAACGCGCCGTTGGTTGCTATGGGCGCACGCGTGGGCGCACGAAATCGTGCTGGAGAGGCGCAAGGATATCGCCGCGCAGTTGCTCGATTTTGCGGCGGCCGGCGATCTCACAATCGTAAAGCGCCCGGGTGACGATGTCGCCGCTGTCGCGGATGTGGTTTGCCGCGTGCGGGATGCGGGGTTGCTGCCGCAGGAAAAATCAATCGGAGTGGACACTGCGGGCATTGGCGACATCGTTGACGAGCTAACCGCGCCAGGCCGAGATTTCACGATGGAGCAGATCGTTGGGATTTCGCAGGGGTGGAGGCTGGGCAGTGCGATCAAATCCACTGAGCGCAAGGTTGCTGGTGGCGACATCCTGCATTCCGGCAGCCCGATGATGGCCTGGTGTGTAGGCAACGCCCGTGTCGAACCGAAGGGCAACGCGATTCTGATCACAAAGCAGGCGTCGGGGTCCGCAAAAATTGACCCGTTGATGGCCACGTTTAATGCCGCATCGCTGATGGCGCTCAATCCTGCAGCGAGCGGTAAATCATTCTGGGAATCCTGATGCAAAAACTTACCAAAGCCATCCCGGACGCGCTGATTGTCGCCGGCAGTCTCGCGCTGTCGTATGGCGCTGGGCTGCTGCATCCGGCAGGTGGCTTCATTACGCTTGGCGTGCTGCTGATCGCTGGCGGCGCCCTTTCCGGCCTGAAGGCAGGTAAATAATGTCGTTCTTCGTGCCGGCCAGACTGTCGAGCGAGCGCAAGAGCGCCACGATGTCTGACATGTTCCGCGAGTTTTTGGGTGGGCGAATGTCCGCCGCCGGTAAGTCCGTAAACCTGACGACTGCGATTCAGGTCGCAACAATATTCTCCGGCTGCCGGGTGATCGGTAATGGCATGGCGCAGGTACCGCTCAAGTTGATGCGTGAGCGCAATGGTGAGCGATTACCAGCCAAAGATCATCGACTATACAGGCTGATGGCAGCGAAGCCCAATGCTTGGCAGACCAGCTTTGAATTCCGACAGATGATTTCATGGCATGTTGAGTTGTGCGGCAACGCCTTCGTTTTCATCAACCGGAATACGAAAGGTGAGATTCTTGAGTTGATCCCGATTCCTACGGGCCGCGTTACGGTTATCCAAAATACAGACTGGAGCTTGAGTTACACCGTTTCGGGGCTAGATGGTAACTCGCGCCCAATCCCGGCCGAATCGATCTGGCACCTGCGCGGCCCGTCGATGAATGGCTTCCTGGGGCTCGATGTGGTCGCCGTTGCGAGGGAAGCTATAGGGCTTGCCATGGCCACGGAGGAGTCGGCCGCGCAGTTGCACAAGAATGGCGTGCGTCCGGCTGGCGTCTATTCCGTCGAGTCTACCTTGAGCCCGCAGCAATACATCGATTTGAAAGGCTGGATCGATCGGGAGATAGGTGGTATTGAGAACGCTGGCAAAGCGATGCTGCTTGACCGCGGCGCAAAGTGGATCAATACCGCCATGAGCGGAATTGATGCCCAATCGCTGGAAACCAGAAAGCATCAGATTGAAGTTCTGTGCAGCTTCCTCGGAATCATGCCGATCATGACCGGCTTCTCGGATAAGGCCGCGACTTACGCCAGTGCCGAAGAGATGTTTCGGGCGCACAAAGAGAACTGTCTGGCGCCGCGATGGGAATCTTACGAGCAGTCGATGTGCGCGAACCTCTTGACCGAAAAAGAGCGCGATGAAGGGCTCTATTTTGATTTCGTCGAAGAGGGAATGATAAGAGGCTCAGTCAAGGATACGAAGGATGCAATTCTCGGATACGTTAATGGCGGAATTCTCACGCCTAACGAAGGGCGCGGGCTACTTGATAAGAACCCGGACCAAGATCCGGCCAGCAACAAATTGCGCATCCCCGCGAACATAGTCGGCGACCCGCAGAAGCAGGTTCCGGCAGGCACATCCGCATAGCCGTACTACCGCTCCACCAGTTTTTATGACCCGCCACTGAGCGGGTTTTTCTTTTTCCGCAAAGGGAAATCATGCAGATTAAAGAATCGCCAGCGACAAAACACCTGGCCCGCCCGTTCGAGCTTAAGGCCCTGAGCGAGGATGGCGTTTTCTCTGGCTATGGTGCCGTTTTCGGAAACATTGACCTTGGCCTGGACATTGTACAAAAAGGCGCGTTCAAACGATCTTTGGCTGAGCATAAGGCGGCAAAAACGATGCCAAAACTGCTTTGGCAGCATGACACATGGCAGCCGATCGGCATCTATACCGACATGTACGAGGACGAAAAGGGCCTCTACGTAGAAGGAAAGCTGGCCCTCAAAACCATCAAGGGAGCGGAAGCCTATGAACTGCTGCTGATGGGGGCGATCAGCGGCCTATCCATCGGCTACAACGCCAGCAAATACGAGTATGACACCGAAACCTACGTCCGCAAGTTGATTGACGTGGATTTATGGGAATGCAGTCTGGTGACGTTCGCCATGAACCCGGAGGCTACTGTCTCGGGCGTCAAAGGCGCGGAACTCACCGAAAGGGAATTCGAGCAGCTGCTCACGCGGGACGCTGGGTTCAGCCGCTCACAAGCCATCGTGATCATCAACGATGGATTCAAATCGCTCAAGACCACGCGGGACGCTGGATTGAGTTTGCACGACCTGCTGGGCGACATGAAAGCCGCCAATCAGCAACTCGCCAATCTCAACAAGGAGTAACGCCATGCATCAACACACCTCGCGCGGCCTGGAGCGTAAAAACGCGGCCGAAGATCCTGCAGTTCTTGTTCAAATCGCCCAACAGGTCAAGAGCCTGGGCGATAACGTCAAAACGATCGATGAAGCTATGCGCCGCGATCTGGAAACGGTCCGCAAGCTGGCTGAATCGAAATCCGCTGGCGATCCGCTGGTCCAATCGCAGATCGACGCCCTGAAAGAGTCGATCCTGGCGCACAACGACGCTGCGAAAAAGCAGATGGACGAAATCGAGAAGAAGGCTGGCCGCATTGTCATCCAAGGCGGCGGCGCCGACGAATCGAAACTGGCTGCCGAAGCCATGCTGCACCACAAGACCAAGCTGTCCGCAGCTGGGCAACTGAAGGGTGGCACCATCATTCGCCCGGAAGATGTGAGTATCGAAGAGTACAAGGCCTATGCCGCGCAGTTCGATATCTACGCTCGCCGCGGTGATGGTGCTGTCGATGCGAAATCGATGCTGACCGGCTCAGACCCGGACGGCGGCTACTTCGTCACCCCCACCCGCTCGGCCCGAATGCTGACGATCGTTTATGAGTCGTCGCCGATGCGTGAACTCGCCAC